AGATCACCCCATTCACCAGAACCCCAAGATTTAGCACCCCAACCGGTTGCCAAAACAGTAGAACCATTCCACTGAGATTGTCCCCAGGTTAGTCGTCCCCATCCCGTCGACATGGGCCTCCTATGCTATTTGGATAATTGCGTTGCCTGCTGTTTGAGCTGGAAATTGAATTGTAAAAGTTCCAGTTGTCACAGTCTTGTCTGCACCAAAGTTAATTGCGCAAACCGCTTTGTTAGAATTTGTTGAATTATAAATTAAACAACCTCTTGCTGTAAAAGATGCACTTGATCCCCATGACGTACTTGCAAATAAACAACATGCAGTGTCACCAGATAAAACTGGAGTTGTACTTGTTAAAGCGTTTCCACCTGTTGTGTATCCTGTTGAAGTTGAACTAACTTCATAAGTGTTTGTTGGATCAGCTGTACCATCAGTTGGTGCTGTATACGCTGTAGTTGATTTACTTAAAGTTGCTGAACTTTGATATAAAGCCAATTTAAATGCGTCTGTACCACCAGTAAAGTTATGACCCTCTACTAAAATTTCTTGTTTAAAGCTGTTACAAATTGCCGATGTTATTGCCATAATTTATCTCCTATTATTGAGGCGGCGACTCGATCGGTATACGTACAGTACCATCTGTGTAATCGTCTCGTCTTCGTCTCCCAATTTGCATACTTGCAAATTTCGCTAGTTCCTGTTTATACTTTTGTTCATATAATGTCAACATATCTGCTGGGCCTTTTAAAAAAGAATAAGCCTCTACCAAACAAGCATATAATAGCCCCTGGGGGAAGTAAGTACTAATATAAGTGGTAGGATTTCCAGAAGATAAGACTTGAGGAATTTTGTTCCAATAAATCGTATATAAATAATTTTTATCAGGAGTAGGTGCTAAATAAAGAGCGCCTGAAGTCGTGGCTCCAGCTGCTGTTGCCCCTCCAAACATGGCATAATATTTAGGTAATCCGGTAGTATCTTGACCCGTTTGACTTCCTTCAGGGCCTGTTAATTCTCCCACATATTCTTGAATAAAAGTTTGATCTCTTTTTAATAAAAATTGTCCTTTACCAGTTCTATCAGATGTAGAATCAAAAACTTCTACCGCTCTAACAAATAAACATCCAGCGGGAACATTGATACTATTATAATCTGTTGCTAATTGAGCATCAGATCTTACTCTGTCTGCATCAATTGGAACATCATAAGATAAGCGATATTCGGCATTTTCAATAAATCTATTTATAACTGCTTGAGTAAAAACTGTAGAATCAACTTCTGTCCAGTTTCTAATATCGTCTGTTAAATTTGAATAAGTATATCCTGCCATTATGATTGTAAAGTAACCGGTCCTACTGAGATCGGGTATCCTCCTCCTGCTGCAACACTCGTTGCGTTTGTATCGGCACTAAACCAAAACCAATTTCTACCAAACTGTCCGGTATTATTGGGTCCTGTTGTATCAGTACCACCGTCAACATATTTACCTACTGTTATAGAGTATCCTGCAGCTTTTGCAATTGTTGCTCCTGTAATTCCACCTACTCCTTCTGGAGTACCAAATACTCCTGCAGCCCCTAAAGGACCTCTAAATCTTTTTACATCTGTACTGCTATATCCATGTCCGGGTAAATTAACATTTATAATTGGTGAACCAATTTGATAAGTTATTAATGGATTATATGCTAATACATCCGCTACACCAAATTCTGTTCTAGCTGGTTTTGCATGTTGCAAAGCTTGTGGATCAGAGCCCACGGGTCTTGGACTAATTTGAGGTTGTTTAGGTTCATATTCAGAATTATGAACCCATAGACCATTCCATTCTTGAACCATTTCTCTATACGGAAATGCAGCTCCAGAACGATCTGAAATCATTAATGCGTTTCTACCTTTTGAAAACTGTCCCATTATTGTGGCCTATACTTTTTTTTATATTTTTTTTCTGTTGGAG